CGCGAGAGTGCGCTACCCTTAGGCGCTTAGCTATAATTGATGCTCCAGAAGGCAAAACGAGGGTTATTGCTCAAGCTGACTATTGGACTCAGTCAGCACTACGTCCTCTCCATTAGTACTAGATTAATAACCTAGGAAAATGGTTTGGCGAGTGCGACCGTACAAAAAGTCAGTAGGGCTTTAAACCCCTTCTGCCACTGCAAGGTCGACAATTCTATTCTTATGATTAGACTTCTGCTACGGATAGATTTCCGATTGTTTATCAATCTTTAATCAAGTCCAAATAGCTTGGTCCAAAATTTGAATAGGCATGGCGAAGATTAATGACCGGAATGGCTTTTAGCCATAACGGAGCCTTATTGGCGTATAAAGCGGGGCAACCAATGGGGATTTATTCCTCATGGGCTGTCTTTGCCTAGTCTCATCATCTTCTTGTACGTGTAGCGGGTCATAACGTCCTTGGACATTATAACTTCGACCAGTACATCATGCTCGGTGATGATATTGTTATTTATCATCCCGAAATTGCTCGAGAGTATGCGCGTTTAATTAAAATCCTGGGAGTTGAAGTGTCATTACCAAAAACTTAGGTTTCTGGGAACGCCTATGAATTCGCTAAACGCTTATTCATCAACGGGACTGATGTCTCAGGAATAACCTGGGATCAACTATTCCGTGTCAACAACCCTTAGACTGTTTAGGCAGGTTTCCTTGCGGAAACTTATGTCCGAACAGGCAAGGATTTTAATGTAAGCAGATCCATTGTGAGGAAATTCGTAGTTGTATTCCATAACGCGAGGAAATCCTCGTTTAGTGCAATACAAGCGATTTATTTCCAAACAATTTGGATATAGCACCGATATGGCCAGGAAACTCGTCAGTTTCCTTAGTCTTCGTGTACTAAATCTGGGGTAGCATATCTCGAAGATGTAATTAGATGGTGGGGTCAAACCCGCCTTCTTTCTTGCATCCAAGAGCTTGATCGATCTCAAAGAAAGCTGTTTAGCGATCTCGAGGAATCTTTCAAAGCTACCGGACCTGTAAACTTGACATGCATTCCGTCGGTCTCGGTTTTATACGAGTCGGCTCAGAATGTAGGCAGCTTTGTAGTTGATATGAGGCTCTCACGAGGCTCAATTGACTCAAAGCTTGCTCTGATCGTCGAAGCTGAGGATACCATAAACATGGGCTCCCCTGACTTCAGACGTCGTCAAGAACGCATACGTGAATAGATTTCACATGGAGTAAGAAGATACTATCGATATAATCG